AATTGATAATGACATAAGATTATTTGATATAACAGATACAGAAGATATAAAATTAATTGATGTATTAACAGAAGAAGATATAGGTCACTCGAGTAATGTTTTGTCAGTCAATATGTTAAAAACAGAAGATAAAGTATTACTTGCAAGCGGTTCGGCTGATAATGACATAAGATTATTTGATATAACAGATACAGAAGATATAAAATTAATTGATGTATTAACAGAAGAAGATATAGGTCACTCGATTAATGTTTTGTCAGTCAATATGCTTAAAACAGAAGATAAAGTATTACTTGCAAGCGGTTCATGGGATAATGACATAAGATTATTTGATATAACAGATACAGAAGATATACAATTAATTGATGTATTAACAGATCACTCGGGTGGTGTTTGGTCAGTTAATATGCTTAAAACAGAGGATAAAGTATTACTTGCAAGCGGTTCAGTGGATAATGACATAAGATTATTTAAACTAACGGACATTGGGGTCATCATAGCTCTGACTGGCGGTTACGGCGGCGTCCGTGTAGGGTATAGGAGTTTGTTTGGTTATTAAAACAAAAGGAGGTGTGGTAATTGAGTGAGAAGTGGAAAGATAGAACTTTGCTCAGGGATTTAGAAGATGTTGTGATACCACAGGAGTGGAATGCGGAGGAGGAAAATTTTAAACCTTATGAGGGTAGTGCTAATTTTGAAAAATTAGAATCTGCTTTAATAGACAAACTTAATACCTTCATAAGCACTGCGGAAAGTCTTAATTCTGCTCTCAAAGGGGCCCAGAATAAGGACCTAACTACCCTTCAGAATGAGATTACTAATCAGGCTGACAGTTTGGAAACCAAGATAGGTCAGCTTGAGTCTGGGATAAGGGGGTCCAATAATCGAACTCTGACTACCATTCAACAAAAGATGGAAGCCCGGCTAAATGAGATAAGAGTAGCTGTGGAAGAGTGGGAGGTTAAAGTTAACTTCGAGCAGATGATGGGTCCGGGGCATACTAATCTGACCGAGATTCTAGACGCTATACAAGATGTGGTTTCGGGTATAGCTGCTTTGGACTTCTTGGTCAAAGAGGACTTAAGTTTTGACGAATATAACCAACTTAGAACTACGGCTCTTAGACGAAGCGAACTTCAATTCGACGAAGGAGGGAGGTTGCTTACTAAGATTGATGGGTTGGAGTCTAATGTAGAAAATGTTGCTATTGAGAATGTAAATATAGCTCCTCCCAGCGGAATAGTTACCGGAGAATCAACTTTACAGGATGGCGACCCTCCTGAGCCTCTCACTAGCTATGAACCCGACTGTGGTTATGTCGACGTAGCTAATAGTTTGGACAGTGAAGGGGACCTATTAATAGGAGGATATGAAGGACAACATCGCCGTATATCCCCGGGAGGTTCAATCGGTATAACTATTGACAAAGCTACTAAGATTTACGTAAGAGCAGACGGAGGTTCTGTGAATTACGACTATATGATTCTGGTTGCATAAGGAGGGATAAAGATGTCTTTTTGGGGAATACGGCATAGGATAGATTATTATGTCATGCGACTACTCAAACTCCACAAAGCCGAGACTGTGGAGCATGATGACGTACACGGAGGTAAATCTTATGCAGACGGACTAAATTCTGCGTTAGATGGTAAATTAGACGAGCACATAGAGGACTATGAGGGTCACAACCACGACGGAACTGAAACTCCTAACGTGCCGTGGGATAACGTGTCGGATAAGCCTGATGAGTTTCCTCCGGAAGAGCATGGCGACGATGAACACTCTGAGGACTATTCTAAAGAAGGTCACAGTCATACAGAATCGGATATAACTGATTTGGGCAATTACTCAGAAGTGGGCCATAGTCACACAGAATCGGATATAACTGACTTGGGTGATTATTCGGAAGTGGGCCATACCCATGATTATGGAGATTTAACCGAAAAGCCTGCGGCTCATATAGAAGCAGAGGGTAGTGATACGGAAACTGTTCCTGGGGATGTTGAAGAGAGAACTGATTGGATAAAATATTCAAACGGAACTATGATACAATATTTAAGTTCTTATGTGCCGGAACGAAGAGAAGTTACCATTGATAATGAATATTCTATTCCTGTTGAAGAGGAGGATGATTGTAGTCCCTTTTACCATTCTAGTGATACTCATCCCTGGGTCTTTCCCGAAGACTTTTTGGGAGGCGAAGAGGGGCAGGTTTCTGTTACTTTAACTACTAATCACAGTGGGGGTACAGCAGTATGTCGGTTTGCTCGTAGTTACCAGGCAGATTACTCTATATTTATTGTTAGAGACGCAGATGAAGGGAGACTTACAGGAGGTATTGCTATAGGGAGGTGGAAATAATGAAAATAGTATTTAACCCGGCCAGTCATGCTCCGGAAAAATATGAGTTTGACGGAGAAAGGATAACAGCACACTACCAAGGAAAATCTGAAACATTTGATTTATCTGGCTTAGAAGAAGGGGATAAATTCTACGTTATGGAAGAAGACGAGAAAGGGGAGCCTTTTAGGAAACACGGGGTGGAGCCTGAGGTGTTAGATTTACCGGGAACAAAAGTTATACGAGACGCTGTGAGAAGAAACGGGGAGCTCCATGTTTATCTAAAACAAGAAAAGCCTATAAGAAGCGGGCATTGGAAATATTCTGACTGGATAGATGCGAAAGACTACGACCCTGACAAATTATATATAAAGAAGGAGGGGTAAATATGGCTGTTAATATAACGAAAAAGGCTCAGATTCAACAAAAAAGAGATGAAGCGAAACAACTTAGAGAACAGAAGAAGGCTCAAAGAGAACAAATTTTGGCTGACATAGAAAAGGCTGAGTCTTTAGACGACATAAAAGACATTCTCAAAAAGGCTGTGGAAGGAGGATTGAAATATGGCTGAAAGAGAAATTAAGTGGCTTGACAGGGATGGACCTACTCAAGGGCGAGCTGCTATTACTGAAATGAAAAAGCGTAAGTTCTTAGAAGCCTTCGCAGAGTTGGGTAACCGGAGAGAGGCTTGTAAGAAAGCCGGAATAGGAAAGACTACTCCCAGTATATGGGCTAGAAAGGACCAACAGTTTTTGGAGGAGTGGGAAACAGCTCGTAAAATGGCTACTCACGTTTTGGAAGAAGAGGCTCATCGAAGAGCGGTAGAAGGTTGGGAAGAACCGGTATTTTACAAAGGCGAACAGGTTGGGACTGTGAGAAAGTATTCTGATACGTTGTTAATCTTCCTGCTTAAGGGTCTTAAACCCGAGACTTACAGAGAGAAATATGAGGTTACTAAGCAGGAAACTCAGCCTCAAGAGGTTATTCACACTCACCAATTAAGAGAGATGTCCGACGAGGAGTTGAGGGTTCTTGAGAAAATCGCAGGCAAAGGAAAAGCCCAAGAAAAATCAGCTGAATCTGAGCTCCATTAATCCTGAACTTTTAGAAAGAGAAGTCAAAAAGGAGCAATGGAGAAGAGACTCAACAAGATTTATAGAGGAAGCTGTATACATCGAAGACCGAGACGTAGAGGGGTTAGCTATTCCTTTTGAGCTGTGGGAGGAGCAAAGAGATGTAGCTCGAAGAATGGCGGAGGACCGGCTTTTGGTTATCCTTAAGGCTAGGCAGCTGGGATTGACCTGGTTAGCCTTGGCTTTTGCTTTACATGAAATTGTTTTTAAAACTGGTTATTCCGTGGTTGGTTTGAGTAAGAGGGAGGAGGATGCTAAAGAACTTACTCGAAGAATGGTATTTATGTTGAGGTATCTTCCTAAGTGGTTAATTAGAGAACATAAAGGTAGGAACAAGAATTGGGGAGGACCTACTTGGGAAGCTACCACTATGTCTGTTACCATTCATCATCCTGAAAGAGAGCCAGCAGTTTTCCAATCTATGACTAGTGGTCCTGATTCTGGTCGTTCTTTTACGGCTAACTTGGTAATACTGGATGAGTGGGCCTTCCAGCAATGGGCTGAAGAGATATGGTCAGCTGCTTATCCCACCATCAATAGGCCTACCGGGGGGAAAGTATTTGGATTAAGTACGGGTAAACGAGGAACCCTGTTCGAAATGGTGTGGAGGGATGCAGAAAAGGGATTAAATAAATTTGTTCCTATATTTTTACCTTGGTGGGTTGACCCTAGAAGAGACAGGGATTGGTATGAGGATACTAAGAGAGCATTGCCTAATACTTATCGAGCAGAATATCCCAGTACTCCGGAAGAAGCTTTTATGGTTGGAGAAGGAGCATTTTTCCCTGAATGGGACCCTGACTTGCATATAATAAACGAACCGGGTTGGTATCCTCCTTCTTATTGCCAAATCATAGGGGCCTACGATTCTGGTTATGGTTCTAATGCTTGTTTCAAATGGTATGCTGTTTTTCCGGATGGAACGGCTATAGCTTATAGGGAATATTACCCACAACATGTTACTGATAGTGAGCAGGCTAAAGAAATTCTTCGGCTGAGCAAAGACCCGGACGGGAACCCTGAAAAGTTAGGTATGATTCCGGCTGACCCCTCCTGTTGGAATAAACAACCCGGGACGGGCAAAAGCACAGCCGAAGAATTTCTTAGTCATGGTCTTAGGCTTGTTCCAGGTGATAATAACATCGAGAGTGGATGGAGAAGGTTACACGAATGGCTGAGGCCTGGGGAGACCCAAGATGGTTACCCCGCACTCAGGTTCACTATTAACTGTGGTAATACTATAAGAACTTATTCTGCCTGTGAACAGTCTAAGACCAATCCTGAAGATATAAGTAAAAATTCGGAACATCATGCCCAGGACGTAGACCGATATTTTATTATGTCTCGTCCTAGGTTTAAGGTGAAGAAAAAGGATGTCCCTAAGAAGAAGCTTCCTTTTGAGTTGCAGAGTACTCCTGCTGAGGATGCTTCAGAAACTTGGACGGGGTGGTGATTGAATGTCTTTAGAGTATTTTATTATTTTTATTATTGGAGTATTAATAGGAATATTAATAACTAATCTTATTATATTCCTTAATAAAGACAAAACCGAGGTTAATCCCCAAGAGCCTTCTTACCAGAAAAATTTTGTTGAAAAGGTTAAAGAAAACCGGAGGTTGAAGAAAGAGAGAAAAGAGTTTGAGAATCAAGTAATAGCTTGGGACGAATGGTTATATGGCCCTGCAGGGGAGGAGGAATAAAACATGTTTGGGAAGAAGAAAAAGAAAAAAGAAATAGACCTGCTGGAGTTAGTATCTGACTCAGAAAAGTCCAGGGCTAGGTTAATACAACAAAGATATCGGTCGGGGGTGGATTATAACCGGTCTCAGGGTTTTTATAGCAAATGGCCCGAGTATGAGAGATTTTGGAACTCTGAGCAATGGCCTCAGGTTACAGGAAAGACTAAAAAATACCCCAGGCCTGTAACTAATTATTTTGCTTCAATCATAGAGCAGAAAATAGCTGGGATAACTTATGATATGCCCGAGGTTTATTTTGACCCTGTGGACGCCGTAATGCCGACTAGAGTTGAACTGCAAAGGCCACAAGAAGTGGAAGGACAAGAAGACGTTCCGGACGACCTAGATGGCGCTGAGGTATTATCTCATGTGGCAAAGCACCAATGGGAAAAACTGGACATGGAAGACAAGATTGACCAGATGTGTAGAAGCTCTGCTGTTTTAGGGGTAGGAATTTTACATTTTCCTTGGGACAATACTGTGGTGGGAGGAGGACCTAACTCTCGTTACATAGGGGATATAAAGGCTTACGAAATAGACCCAGCTGACTTTTTCCCGGGTAATCCCCATGAGAGAGAAATTCAATCTCAGCCTTATATCATGGTAGCTGAGAGAGCTCCCTTACAGGAAGTCAGAGAGAGGTATGAAAAACAAGCCGGAGATAAGGTTCATTTACTAAAACCAGAGGAAAAGTCTAATGACCGAGAAATATACGACCAACAAAGAGTAGAGTTGGAGCAAACTGACTATGTGGATTTAATTCACTGCTGGGAAAAAATTCCTGTGGAAGGGAGAGCTCCTACTCCTTCTGAGGAATTATACCAAGAAGAGTTGGAGGGAGGAGAAAGAGGTGAAAAGTCAAGAGGAAAAGGTAAGGATGTTAAAGACTCTAAAGAGGTTACAGATTTTGAGGAAATTGAAGAGGGGGATGATGAAGAGGAAGAGCATGAGATAGGAGAAGACTTAGAAGTATATGAATATCGTTTAGAATACACTGTGGTATCTCAAGGAATTGTACTACAGCATACAGAAGAGCTTTACGAACATGGTTTATACCCGTTTGTAGCTTTCCAATGGAATAATAAAAGGTTTAGTTTTCACGGTAAGCCTGAGAGTGCTGATTTGATTAATAACCAGAAAGAAGAAAACCGGTTGGCAGGTATATCTTTGGTTTCATCTTACCAGACGGGTCTTCCCAACATCCGGTTCAAAAGCGGATTTGTAGAACGAAACCAGATTCCTGAGGGCCCTGGAGGAGCTGTGATTGAGGATAGTTCTCCTCCTGGGGGTTGGGGCATAGAATTTATGCAACCCCCCTCTCCCGCTGCCCATATACCTCAGCTTAGAGAGACTATAGTTGCTGGAATGAAAGATAGTTCAGGAGTACATGAGGCTTGGTCTGGGAAAATGGAAGGTTCTCAACTTAATGCCTCTGCTATTATTGCTCTTCAAGAGGCAGCGGGTATAAGGATAAGAGGACACCAGAGAAGGTTAAGGAAAGCTATAAAAGAGGCAGCTCAAATTTGGTTGGCTCATTGGAAAGAGTTTATCCAAGAGGACCGACTCATCAGAATAATTGGAGAAAAGAGAGTTAGAGGGTTTTTCTGGTTTAATGGTACTCATTATAAAGACATGGAGTTTGACGTAAGAGCACAAGCGGGAAGCGCTTCTCCTTTTAGCCGGTCTTTGATGACGGCTCAACTTGATAAGATGCATGAGAGAGGTATTATAGATTCTCAAGAGTACTTAGAGTGTATTCCGACAGACGTATTCCCTCAAGGTAGGGATATTATTAAACGAAGACAAGAAGCATTAGAACAGCAAAGGAGGGAGCTAGAAAAACAGAAACGAGCGTTAGTAGCACAGATGGTCAATCAAACCATACAACAAGCACGGGAGCAAGGTGTGGAAATAGCTCCTGAAGTTTTACAACAAATGTTGGCTATGGTTGAGCAAATCTCTCAGCAAACTATGGAAGAGTTTGCCGAGCAGCAACAAGCAGCTGAAAGAAAGGCTGCCGGTACTGGAGGGGGAGTTCTCCCGACTCCAGAAGACCCCGAAGCCGAACAACCTAGAGTAGGAGGTGATGAAGCTAGAGCTGAGATGGGTGTCCATCTAACCGGTGGAGGGGAGTAAATATATTTTAACTTGGGCGTCGATTTGTAATGGCCGCCACATTACACTTAGGGAGGTAAGATTATGTCTTACTTGAATGAATGGGTCTTTGACCTACAACTTTTTTCGGGCGTTGATGAGGGTTCCGACGCCGGGGACCAAGAGGAAGAAGCCGACGAAGACGACGAAATAACTGTGGACTATTTCTTAGAGAAAGACGACGAAGAAGATGAGGAAGCTGTCGGCGAAGAGGAGGAAGAGGAAACCGAAGAGGAGGAAGAAGAGAAGCTTGACCCTAAGACCGAAGAGGCATTTGCTAAGAGGTTGGCAGCGGAAAGAGAGAAAATGAAGAAAGAGTTCCAGCAAGAATTTGACAATCGACTTAACCAAATCCAACAACAGCCTCCGCCTGGACAACCTGCTAAATCCGATAAGGAGATAAAGAAAGAGCTTGAGGAGCTGGCAGATGACCTCGGGTTGTCAACCGAAGCCGTAGAGATACTTTACCGCCAACAGTTGGCTCTTAACCAGCAAAACCAAAGGCTTCAAGAAGCCCAAGGAGTTATAGAGTCGATGAAGGAAGATGTAAGTAAAGGAGACGCTAAGGCTGAAATTGAGAGTATGAGGTCTAAAAACCCCCATCTTCCCGCATTTGACGAGAATAGGTTGAGGGAAATAAGAAAGACTCACCGTGATACTTACGGAGTTTCTCTCCCTTGGAAAGAAGCCTATAAACAACTTGTGGCTGAAGAGGCTATGGCTGGTAAGCTTGCCCGGCAAGTACAACAAGAAACCATTGGGAATATCACCAAGAGAGGTAAAGCTACTACTAAGGCTGGTAAGAAGGGTAAAGCGAGTAAGAAGCCGGACCTTTGGGACCTTCCTCCTGAGCAGTTTGAAGAGCTTCAACAAAAGGCTCTTAGAGGTGAGCTTAAGACTAATCAATAGGAGGTGTAAACATGTCTTCACAGGACAATGTTTTTGTTGGAAAGGGGCCTGACCATATTGTAAGGGGTTTGGTTTCCAGTCAAACAGCTGTGGGGAATATCATAGCTGACGGTCAGTCTGCTAAGTATGTAAAGCTTGGTTTTAAGCCGGCTTTTATTAGGCTTATTAAACTGTCCGAAGCTGCAGAGTCTCCCACAACTGACGTATTGGCTCTGGAATGGAACGAGGGTATGTATTATAAGGACAGTGACGGAACTCTCCACTGGAATAAGTCCGTGGCTGTTGCCAACTCCGGCACAATGTCGAGAGTAGACAATGACCCTACGGATGACGACCCGAAACATTCCGATTTTTCCGGGATATACGTAGACGAAAGAGGGTTTTACCTGGGGCAAGACAGTGACCTTCAAGGTACTGAAGGAAGCCCCAACCTTGTAGCTTTTATTGCTATGGGGTAAACAAACTAAAGAAAGGGTGAGAAAACTATGGTTATCGGTTCTAAGTATTTCGATTTGCAGCTATTTGCCAGTAACCCCTTGAACACCTGGGAAGACCAGGGTACCCAAGGGTTGACCAACCGGCAGATTACGTTTTATAACCGGTCATTGCTTGAGAGGCTTTTGCCGAGTCTTATATTCCTCAAGCATGGACAGAAGAAGCCTATCCCTAAGAAGCATGGGATGACCGCTAACTTCCGTAAGTTTAACCGGCTTGAGCCCGCCTTGGAGCCTATCGTAGAAGGTATAACTCCGAAGGGCAATAAGCTCGATATCACCGCCATCCACGCTGTGGTCCAACAGTACGGGGATTATTTGACCCTTACTGACCTCATCGACCTGGCTGGTATCGACCCGCATGTTACGGAAGCCACTCAGCTTCTCGGAGAACAAGCCGCAGAAACTCTGGATATTGTGGTCCGGGATATAGTCGCTAAAGGTACTAACGTTTACTATGTAGGCGGGGGTACTGAAAGAAGCGACGTTGGAGACGGGGATAACATTACCGCTCAGACTATGCGAAGGGTAAGGCAAATCATGGCGAGGAATAACGTTAAGCCTTACGATGGTAAAGACTACTTGGCTTTTATCCACCCCGATGTTTCTTATGACATTATGGGAGATGAAACCTGGGAGTCTGCCAACAATTACGCCAACACCGGTCGTATTTTCGATGGGGAGATTGGTCGTCTTTACGGAGTACGTTACATCGAGAGTACTCTTTGCCCCATTTTTGCTGGTGAGGGCGAAGGCGGAGAAGATGTGTATGGAACTATCGTTATCGGCAAGAATGCTTACGGAGTTCCTGATATTGACGGGAGTTCTAAGCCGGAAACTATTGTTAAGCCTCTTGGTTCCGGGGGAACTGAAGACCCGTTGAACCAACGTAGTTCCGTAGGTTGGAAAGCAATGCTTACATCCATTAGGTTGGATGAGCTTTGTATCCTGAGAGTTGAAAGTGCCGCCAGTGTTGGTGCTTTAGACTAAAACTAAGCTCAAGATTAAGTTTAGGGGGGCCGGGTAGTAACCTGGATATACTAACTACCCGGCTCTTCTTTTAAAAATGAAAGGAGGAAAAATTATGTCTAAGAAAACTAAAAAGAAAACTGAAGAGTCGGTTGAAGAGGGTGTTATTGTGGATGAGACCGGAGAAGAAGAAGTTGAGGAGCAAGAAGGGGTAACAGAAGGGATGTCCGCAGAAAGAGACCCCGCTCCTATTATAAAGGATTCTACTCCTACTCCAGACCCTTTGGCTGCCAGTTTGGAGAAACAAATAACCGCTATGGGTAAAAAGACCGCTGAGAAGCTAAAGTCCTGTACTTATGAGAAAATCAAGATACCTATGGATGACCTTAACCCTAAGGAAACATTTGTCATTGTGGGTATAAATGGGTGGAACCTCCAGATTCAAAGAGGGGTAGCCGTTAACCTTCCCATACCCGTAGTTGATTTGCTGGAAGCCGGAGGATATAACCCTACGAGAGTAAGGTAAGGGGGGTATATTATGAAAAATATTAGAAGCCGAGGGCTCACTGTAGGACAGCTTTTAAAGAGGTTGCAAAATGAAGTAGATGATGTTATACCCGAGGATTGGGTGTTTGATTGGATTGATGAGGGCCTCTTAGAAATAGCTACTTACTACGGTGAGCCCAAAAGCTTCATCGTAATAGTAACGGACAAGGAGAACCACAAAGAAGCCCTGTCTGAGTTTATGGATAATCTTTCCGACTACAAAGGAGTTTCTGTGGATTGGAGTACGAAGGGTTTAAAAGAGGGGACTAAAAGAGTTGTGGCTGGACCCAGAAGTTTTATCGACTTACCTGATGACTTCATCAAAGAGAACGAAGTCGTGAGAGTAGAACATAACATAATAACAAGAGATTACGTTATAAATTCTAACAGACAAATAATGTTTGTTCATCCTGGAGGATACCAAGTTAATTATCAAAGTTTACCTTGGAATGTTTTCAGAGAAGACGTAGAACTGAGCGAATATTATTTTCCCACCCACTCACACCCAACGGAGCAGTCTTACGAAGTTAAACATAAAGAACTCTCCTTGCCTATTCATTACTTATTCCACCCCGCATTAATATTGTGGTGTAAACACAAATACTGGGAGAGAGAAGCCGATGCTTCTCCAGGAGAGGTTCAACTGTCGGAGAATTATTGGCATAAGTTCCACAGAAAAGTAAGGGATACTTCTGTCAAGTTATTAAAGCAAAAGAAGTACCCCGACATTATTTCTCTCCCTAATTGGGGTGGAGAAGTTCCCACTAATTGGCCTTTCTAGGGGGTATAATAAATGGAAGAGCAGGTTCAGGATGAACGTTACCAACCCTTAAAGGTTTATGACTTTTCAAAAGGGTATATGGATGCCTTAGCACCGGAGTATTTACCGGACGAAGCCTCCCCCGATTGTCTTAATGTTTTGTGTAGAACTGCGGGAGATTTAAAGAGAAGACCTAGTTTCGACAAGGTGGCCTCTACAGGAGGGGAAGGCATAATTAACTTGTTCCCTTTCTATTCCGAAGACTTTACCATAATAGGTAAAGGTTTTAATTATTATGCTTTTGAAAAAGAGATTCAAGGAGACTCGGGGGAAGTATCGGGTAGTCTAGACCGAGGTTTAAGAGAAGAGCTTACTATTGGGTTGGTTTTGGAAGAAGAAGAGTTGGAAGAAGGGGATTACGTCAAAATAACTTCCACTGTCCCCATAAGTTTCTCAGGTATAGACGAATTGTTCGTTAATTGGATGTGGCTCCACGGGGGAATCGTTATGGAGGATTGGGAGGAAAGTAAGAAAGAATTGGTTGAGGATTTTAAATTCCAATTAATAGACTCTGGTGACAATATAGTTAAAGAAGTTTTTTTGGGTTATGACCTTCCAGAGGAGGAAATTAAAGCAACTACTTCTGGAAAAACTTTAGTGGACGTATCTTCGCTAGAGGGTCTTTATTACGTCCGAATTAAGTTGTTGTGTTCTTATACTCCCGTTAGAAGCCGGATGTTAGCTATCTCTCAGGTAGCTGCAAAAGGTTTTGATGATAAAAGCCTTTTAGTAGCTTCTGTCAAAGAGAACGGCGAAGAAAAAATTAAATTCTTTAAAAATGAAGTGAAAGACGAAAACTTAGAGTCACTGAATATAAACCTTCCCTTAGACGATAAAACTTTTTACCAGTTTGAACAGGCTATAGGAAGTTTGGTAGCTTTTAGCGGAAGGAGCACTCCTTGGGTTTGGAACGGTTTGGTCGTTGAGGAGTTGGAGGAAGCCCCTGCTGAGGGTCGAAATCCTGTGTATCACCATGCCAGGCTTTTCGTTAGTACTCAACCGTCTTTGATAAATTGGTGTGAACCTTATAACCTCTTCAGTTGGCCCGGAGTCAATTATATGTATGTGGGAACTTATGGTGATGGTATCGTCAGTATGAGAAGGTTGAGAGATGCACTGGTTATTTTTAAAGACCGTTCTACTTATGTACTAAGAGGAGCCTCTAAGTTAGACTTTCACCTCGAAGAGGTAAGTACGTCTTTAGGTTGTGTTGGTCCTCAAGCTGCTTTGTTTTATGGCGGAGGAATAATACTGGTTACACAGAGAGGATTAGAAACCTTCGACGGGGTTAACTTTGAACCTTTATCTCAAGCTATTCCTCGTTTGTGGGATGGTTTGGTAAAAGAAGAAGACTTAGGTTCTATTGTTCTTTCGGAGAAAGACAGTTTGATATTTATGAGTGTTCCTAGTAAAGACTTAGTCTTAGTTTATGATTTAAGAACTGGAGCTATATGGCCCTGGAAAAAGAGTATTACTTGTATGACAAGCTTCATGGAAGAGACAGGAAACGTTTATTTTTATTCAGGAGGGAAAGAAAACGGGTACATTACTAGTTTGGATAAAGAGGGCGACAAAGAAGTAGTATACCCTGCTTATTGGGTATCTAAGCCTTATGGATTAGACGTTCCTAGTTGGTACAAAAAAACCAAAAACCTTTACCTAGAAACTAGTTCGTCCTCCAAAGCCAAAGATAACCTAGAACTTGTGGTTAATGTTGATAATACTTCTCTAACCTCGGAGGATGAGAAAGAGGTAATTAAAAGGAAAGAAGATGATTATATTACTAAATATCTTTTAAACCAACCTCGTCCTTGGTGGAGGTATATTTCTTTCAAATTTAACTTTAAAGAAGATTCTGAAGACTTGGTTATAAAGGGTTTGGAGGCTCAAGCTAAGCTTAAACCGTTATCTAAAGTTAGGGGGGAAGCATAGATGGAAAAAAAGAAAAGGGAGGTTAATTTAGGTTTTCCTATAAACTCTTTCGACGACAAGAATATTCCGGCTTTGCAAGAGAAGTTTAAAAAGATTGAGGATGAATTAAATAAGCTTCAAGAAAAAATCAAAGAGTTAGAAGAATAGAGGAGGTGTAAACCTATGCCTACTAGAAACCGTTATTTAGAGAGGTTGAAAGAGACTCACGACCAGGTTCGGTCTAAACCTCACGGGAGATTAGAAGGGCTAGCAGACAGAGACAGAACAGGTCCTGTGGGTATTGTAAGTCCTCCGGTGGAAGGTCGAGGACAACCTTTGACTTCTCGACCTAGAACAACTGAAACTCCTTTGAAGATGCCGGAACCGGGGCAAGTTCCTTATGAAGAGACTATGCAAGATTTGCTTAAAGGTATGCCTCGGATAGGAGGGGAACAAATAGAAGAAAGAGCAAGAGCTCATGCTGATTTACAAATAGACCCCCAGATAAGAGCTTTACAGGAGCAGAAAGCAGAGGCTAGGGCAAGAGATTTAGACACAGCCATAGCCAGAGGTGTGGGTAGGTCTGGAGTAGTTGATTGGGCTGACCAGCAGAGACAGAAAGATTTTACTCAACAAGTTGCTGATTTAGAGAGAATGAGAGGGCAGCTGACTCTGGAAGAGGCTTCTCGTTTGGAAGAACAGGCTTTTCAACAAGGGATGGCAAAATTAGAAGCTATTAAGAGTTTAGCTCAACAGTCTATGCAACAGGATGCTGCACATTGGGACCAATGGATGCAGTGGGCTGCTTTTGAAGCACAGGAGACCTTGGATTGGTTTGACCGGTTATATCTAACCCCCGGTCAGAAAGCAGATATTGCTATGGCTTGGGCCGAACTATTTGGAGAGATGCCGAAGGGAATGGATGATTGGATGAAAGGAGGAAAATAACATGAGTAAATTAAGAGATATTATGGGAGAGATAGCCAAACATAGAGCTGTGAAGTCTCTTAGACCCGAGACTGAGCTTGGACCTGACCCCTTCTTTAAGAACGTACTCCCTGAAGAGAAGAGGAAGGTGGGAAGGCCCCCTATAGGTAGGGAGGACGTGAGAACTCGTATGGTTGGTGTAGAGACTCCCTCTCCTCCTAGGGAAGTCGAGGCTCCTCGTGACCCTGGGGAAAGGGCTAGGGGAATGGCTGCACAAAGAGAAGGGGTTCCTACTCCTTTTGAGCCTGGTACTCCCACACAACGGAGAATAGAACATGATGATACTATGGCTTTGGAAAGGGAGAAGATGGCTCTCCAAGAACGGTTGGCTAGGATGGCTGGAGCCGGAGGCGCTGGAGGCGCTCCTGGTGTAGATATGGATGAGCTTGCAGATATGCCTGGAGACCGTGAAATAATGAGGCCTGCTTTGGAGGAATTAGTAAGAACAGCTGTCGGAGAGGGTAAAACCTACCAGCAAATGAAGAGGATGCCTGAGTTTGCCAATACTCAAGACGCGCTCATCGACGCAGGGTTTAATAAAGGAGATATAGAGGATTTATCTAAACGAGCTTATGCTAGTATAGCCAATGACCGTGCAGAATATATAAGAACAGAAAGAGTTCCTCAACTCGGTTTCACAGGAGCAATTTTTGACCGCGATACTTTTAACAATACTTTTAAAATTCTGAGTAACCTGGTTAGAGGAATGGAACAAGCAGGCTATGAACCCTCTAAACGATTAGAAGAGTTAGCAGGATTAAGGAGAGGAACTGGAGGCCCCGCAGGGGGAGAAGCTCCCGCCGGAGGGCCCACTAGCTAATTGAGGAGGGATATGAATGTCGACTAGAAATCCTAGGTTACCTGCTCTTGTGGACAGGTATTTTTCTTTCCAAAGGCTTAGAAGCTTAGCCGAAGAGGAAGAAGAAAGAAGAAGAGAAGCTTTGGAGGCTATTCCTGACCCCTATGAAAGTCCCTTAGCAGGTATGCAAGATAAAATTTTACAGAGAGCTACTGTGGAACAAGACCCTCAGTTATTGAGAGCAATGAATATTGTGGAGGAATCTTTGCAGAGTTCTTGGAAAAGAAGAACAGAGGAAGATAGGAAGAAAGCTTATGACAGGTTTCAAGAGCTGTCTCAAATACAACAAATTCAAGAGAAAGAAAAAGAAAGGTTTACGGACTTATTAACTACTCCTACTACCCCGGAAGTTATACGAGATGCGGAGGAACGTATAGCTTTAACAGACCTCTCTATCCTAGATGAACCAGACGACGAGCATATGGCCGAGATGCGTTCGCTCTCGGATATAGTTGGACAAATAAAAGCTTTTGCTCTAGGGGAGCGAGGAAAAGCCGCCGTAGAGCAAGTTAAAACTGGGATGGAAAGGATGGCAACAGAAGAAGAGCTTGAAGAAATAGCTCCTAGAATGGCTGAGTTTGTCGACGAGCCAGAACCTACTGAACTCCCCCCTGAGCCAGAAGAAGAGCCAAAAATGCCTACAGACTACCCTCTTATGGCAGGTCTCATTGGAAGAGAAGAGATGATTGAAGCTGGTGTAGATATTCCTGAAGATAGACCCATAGACCCCGCAGAAGCGATAGAAAGATGGAGAGGAACCTTGTTGGAAGACGAAGAACGAGACGTGCTTGAGGAGTATGGTTTACAGCCTCTTATCTCCGATTATATGTTGTCAAAAATATCTGCTACTGGTTGGAATATGATTCCCGGCCGAGCTCCAGACGTGGTGTACGAAAACATAGCTGAAAGGGATAAAGAAATTATACAAGAATACGGAGAAATTGAAAATGCCCCTTGGGACGTTCGAACGGGAAGAGTAATGGAAGACTCTATTGCGCAAACAATAGGGGCTGTTCCTTTTTACTTAGGGGGACATAAAGCTATAAGAGCAGGGGTTTCTGCTATTACCGGAGTATCAAAGCTTCCCGAATTGTTAGGAAGAGCTGCAACTCCTGAGCCCCTTGACATGGCTGCTAAAGCCGCAATAAGAAGAATACTTGAAAGTGGGGGACAGACTGGGGTAAGACTTGGAACCATAAGTAGTATTTTTTCTTCTATACGTAATACAGAGGAAGTCTTGAGAGGGGAAAAAACTTCTCAAGAAGCTTTGTGGGATATTAGTATGGAAACCACGATGGGTACAGCAACTGGGTTTATTCTGGGCTCTATTTTTAGAGTTATACCGGAGGTAGGTATTCGTTTAAAATATGCAACAAAACCGAAAGTAGGAGAAGTAAAACTTGAATATTTCAGACAACCTAAGGATTTACAAGACCTAAAAAATCAATACAAAGAATTATCAAAACGTTACCACCCTGACAGGGGAGGTACAGAAGCTCAAATGAAGCAAATACATGCAGAAAAGGATTACCTTTTTAATAAAATTAGTAGCGAAACGGCCCATAAGACTATGACGGATTGGCAGATAATGCATAAAGAATTGCTAAAAAGAGATTATGAGCAAACAAATATAGGGGTTTATAAGAATAAGATAACCGGGGAAAAGGTTTACTTAGAGGGGATAACTCCAGAGGGGAAAGTAGTTAGTATTGATAGGCTTATGAAAGACATAGCTAAGAGGTCCGATATACCTAACCTTACAAAAATGACAAGGGGTGAGATATACCAATATATTACCCAACACATGGTTCCGAGAGCACAACTGGTTCCAGCAAAAGGAGACTTAGAAACTATTTCTAGGTTACCTTCGTTTATGAGAGGAGACAAACCTATAACCGGGGTTCACGTAGGGGGATATGACCCCTCCTTGTTTAGAGAACCTCCTCGTGGTTTGTTAATGGGAAAAGTTGCTGAACCCTCTGTGAAGAGAACAGATCTCTTAGCACAAATAAAAATTCCAGAGACTGCTCGGATAGCTTCGACCAGTGATAAGTCTAAAATCGTTTTTTCTGAAAAAATCCCCACAACACTAAGAGACCAATTGGCAAAAGCAGGGTTTAAAGGACAAGGAACTGGTAAGGCTGGGGAAAGAGCCTACATCGCTACTAGAACAGAAGAGAGAGAAGAATTACTAAGAGAAATAGAAAATGTCAGGCAACAGCAGTTAGCAGAAGCTCCTGTAGAAGAACCCGTTGCTGAGCTCCCGGTAGAAGAACCCGCTCCCGAACCTGTGGTAGAAGAACCTGTCGAACCTCCAGTAGAGGAACCTGTTGTTGAACCTCCGGTAGAGGAGCCCCTTTCGAAAGATGAATTAATGCCAAGAGCATACCGGAGGTTAGACGTATTAAACCAAAAGGCGGGTAAAACATTAAGTGAAAAAGAGAGGGAAGAACTTCGAGAACTCAATGAAGAATCAGGAAGACTACAATACAGGATATATGATTTGAGGCCTAAAGAGGAAGTGGATGCTTTAACTGAGGAGGAGGCTAAGGAGCTTAAGTCTCTTGAAAACGAGTTGAAAAGAGTTAAAAGAAAAATACGAAATATACAAAGTGATAAGGACAAACTAAACGCAGAAGAACAAAGAGAAATGGATACCTTAGCAAGAGCTGTGGAAGAGGAGAACCTTGCCCTTATAGATAGTGTGCTAAGAGATAGGCCTAGTATAACTTTTTCAGAAGGTTCTAGAGTGGAGAAAGCCACAGGAAGTGTAGACAAAGGAACTCTCAAAGCGAGAAGAGGAACCGTAGCTGGGCCTACTTATGAGGACGACAAGGGTAGAATCCAAGTTCCTGTTATATGGGACCACAAACCGGGTGAAGTGGAACATATAAGATCGGACGCCAAGAGGTTTTACAAGATAGATGAAGAAGCAGTAAGACCCTCTCCGGAGGAAGTAAGAAGGGAAGTAGAACCTACTCCTACTACTGCTCCTTCCCCTCCGGAAACCAAAGAAAGGCCTCTTAGAGACTTGGAAGTAACAAAGACCGTAGGAGAAGACGACGTTAGTATCTCTTTCAGAAAAGGAAGACCCGACCACCGGACAAGAACTGCTTTAAAAGAGACTGGGTTTAGTTTCGAAAGAACCAGAGAAGGAGAGTTGTGGAGAGCCCCCTTGACTGATGAATCATTGGAAGTTGCGAATAGGGTAGAAGCTAAAGAAACAGAACTGATACCTAAAGTAGAGGCTCCTGCTGAGGTCGAGGTTAACATAGAACAAGCCAGAGCTAAGAAGGGGTGGGAGATGTCCTTCGAAGAGTTTATGGCTGTGAGAGAGCATGATGACCCCGAGACCCACGAAAACGTACATTGGAGAGAACACTTAGATGCCTGGGAAGAGGTTATAGCCACAGCTAGAGACAGAGGAGAAACTATCCCTAAAAACGTTAGTGAACAACTTAAAGGATTATCTCGAGGAGACATATCCCCTGCCAAAGTAAGTCTAGTAGACCATACTCCCGAAGAACCTTTGCCTGCAGTTGAAGACCCTCTAGATGTTGTGAGGGTTCCTGCTTCTGCGTTAACCATAAGAGAAGAACCAGAACTTGAGCCCTTAGCTACAGATGAGATTGAGATGTACATGGATGAAATATCAGACGCTCTAGGTATGTTTGATATAGAATATGACTACGCCTCGGGAGACTTAATAGTAGACCCTACTACAGACTTGTCAAGGGCTTTAGGCGAAGTGAGAGAAGCTGTGGAAAACCACCAACAAGGTAACCCTCCCGAAGCTCTTAGAGGAAGAGCTATGGAATTCCAAAGAGACTACATAAGAGAAGCTCCTGATTTGTATGGAGATGACCCTAATGTTTTAACACAAACTTTGGAATCTTTACAGTCGGAAGTAGATAAGCATGTAGAGGCGCTAAAACCCGAACCCAAAAAAGTCAAACCAAAACCCAGGAAACCTAAGAAGAAAGAGCCTGAAGTTAAACCTATGACTGAAGAACAGGTTAAAGAAATTAAACTAAAAGTTGTGGAAGAGCTGCGTAAGAAAGGGGTTAGCAAAGAAGATAAGAAAGTTATATCAGAAATCTTAGAAAAGTTAACCAAAGCAGCTAAAAAAGGTGAAGTAAGATTAGATTTTGTTGTGGAAGTAACAAACAAGATGAATACAAAATTAACCAAGGCTGATTTAGAGAAAGCTGGAGTTAGCACAGACGTTAGTAGAGACCCAAAAGCTTTGGGAGCCGTAATGGTAAACATGGAACCCAACTTACTCTCTGTTAATATGAAGCTGTTACTTAACACTGAGAAACCTATGGCAAGAACCATCCTCCATGAGTTTGGGCATGTTTGGTCAGAAGTGTGGAGAGCCACAGACCCTGACGGTTATCACCACGCAGTTAGAGAACTAGCTTTAATAGCTAGGGGAGAAAGAAAGGGTACGGTTTCTCAGAAACAAATTGAGAGAGCAGAAGAGATTCTTGCTGGCATGATGGCTGACTTTGCTATCATGACTGACGACGCTGACTCTATAGTAAAGAATGCTTTGGGGAACCAAGCTGCTAACCTTAAAAAATGGTTAATAGAAGGAGCAGAAGAATATCCAGACTTCAAGACTGAAATATTCCCCAACCTACCTAAACCTTTAGTAGAACAAATTGAGAAGTTCTCTAAAGGTGAGTGGTCAAAACTATTCAAGTCCCATAAAGGTAAATTCGACGTGTCTATGAGGGAGTTTAAAGAGATAGAAGAGAGAGGAAGAGACCACCTTAACGAGACTTATCGTATGTTAGCTCCTCCCTTCTATCCTGCTATTAAGAATGCAATTAAGAAGATGGCTGACCGTAGAAAAGACAGAAAAATACACAAAGAGGAATTTTACAATACTCTTCATAAATGGATACCCTCCAGTAAAATAGACTCTGACCTTCGTTGGTCTGGACTTAGGGATTTTCTAAATCGTTATCCAGATACTCATATCCCGGAGAAAGTAGCTCTCTCCGCTGTTGAAGAACCAAAAGTAACTATTCTTAGGGACATTGTTTCCCAAGAATATTCTAGTTACACCAAACTAGCAGGTCAAGGCAGAGATTATGAGGAAGTCGTGTTTCAGGTTCCTAAGTTCGATACAGAAAAAGAAAAGCTTGCAGCAGTACTCCAAGATACCTTGAGTTTCCCAAATAGGGAGGCATTAAGAGAACTTGCTTTTTCTAAGGGTAAACGTCCTCTTCAACTGACTATTAGAGAAATTATGGATAGATATTTCAAATATGACTTATCCGGATTTGAAGGTATGGAGCAACATAATGAATACCTTAAAATGCATGATTTGGCTGAAGTTTTAAACCAACTAGACCTTGTGGGACAAATCCACGTAGAAATTCGCTCCCACTTTTTTGGGAGTGCTAAAAGGATAGGGTTCAATTCTTCGGAATTAGACGAGGAAGGTTCTCCCCTCCACACAGGGATAATTTTAGACCCCAAGGGAGAGGATGTTCTAAGAGCAATAGATATAGCTAAATCTCACTCCTTCGAGGATAGGTGGGAGGAAATGAGAAAAGAAAGAGTAATGGTGGACCACGGAAGAGCGGGGGCAATATTTACTAAGTTTCAGGATAAAGAAGAAAGAATGTTAAGAGAACTTTCTAATAAACCCGAGAACTTAACAATCGAACCTTTATCTGGACGTAGAGCTTTAGTGGTTCATGAAGGTAAAGAGGAAACTATTACTTTATTATATAGAATAGGTTATCCAGAACTTGTCTCAGAAAGTGAAGTAAAAAATGAAGTTAAAAAAATTCATAACAGTTTTAGGAAAGACTTGTCAAAATTAGTAAGAAATTTAGATACTACTCTCAAAGAAGCAGCAAAATTAGATGATAGCTTAAAAGAAATGTTGCAGGCAGCTGATAAGAAACAAAAAGAAATATTAAAGATGGAAGAGGGAGTATTTGACCCGGAGATAGTAGTTATGAACGGCTTAAACTATGTGAGAGAAAAACTAATAGACATTGTAAACAGGTTACGAGCAAACAAAGAGCCTATTCCAGACGAGATAGAGTCTTTGGCAGAAATAGTATTTGGAGGGTCAGAATACAATAGGATATTACAAGAGTATACTCCTCACTTTCAAGATGTGGTGGACCCTGAGTCAATGCCTTCATTTTGGTTTAGGGGAGACCGGGTTGATTTGGAAGACTTAACGGGAACTGCTACTAGGATACATGAGCTTCAAAGCGACTTACAAGATTTAATAAGAGATACTCTATTTCACTCTGCAACCCTTCCCGACGGTTTCTCTTTGAATAAAGAATCATTTTCGGGGCTTCCTCCGATGTATATATTAAGGGACTCAAAAGGAAAACCCATAGCCAGTTCAGACGAAAAAAGCAAAGGGAAAGCTTGGTCTGACATATCATCTAGGTTGTCTTTTCCTATACATAGAATACCTTTCTCTCACAGCTGGCATGAATTTGCCATTAAGTATGCTATTAGAAAAGCTGCATTAGAAGGGGATGACGCTGTATTATTTACTACAGGGGAAATTCAAAACTTCAGTGCTATAGGAACATTTGAGGAAAGTGTAGAAGACTTAAAAGAACTCTTAGAGTCTTATAAAGGAAAAGAAGTAACTTTATACGGAGAAAGAGTTAAAGTATATGACCCTAAAGAAGAACCAGACGTAGATATAAGGGATAAAGTTAGAGCTTTAAGAAACCAACGTCATGTTCCTGGTTTTGACATTCGGTGGTATATTCAGCGGAAGGATAAGGACCCGGACAGGCCTCTTTATCTTTACGAATTAAATTCTCCTGACCTATACGGAACTCATCTTGGCCCAGACCAAGGAGGAGTTACAGTTTGGGAGTGGGACCTAGAAGAACCTTTCTTCGGAGATTCTCAATATGTTAAACAACTGAGAGAGCATTTCGACGCTTTGGAAGCAGAAGGAAGAGCTACTGAATTAAGCTTAGCAAGTGAACAAGAAGAATTAGTATCCAAAGAGTGGGACGTAGACATAGAAAGGTTAGATATCCCTAAAGAGATAATAGACCAACTAGGGGTAAAAGAAGTATACGAAGAGTATGATGAAATCTTAGAAGAAAACTATTTGTCAATGAGATTAGGGAGTACTTGGCCTAGTAAGAGCCATGCAGAGAAGGCGACAGGAGGACCTGTTATACCAGTTAAAACAGGGATACAAGACCATTATTTTATTCCTGTGGAAGTGAAGTCAAGAGTACGACCTATGACTCCTCAAGAAAAAACAGTTGGCTTGGAAGATTTAGAAAAAGACGTAGCGGTGTGGGCTGTTAGAATAGTAGACAAAAAAACCGGAGAACGTTACATTGTTCCAGGAACAGCTTCTAGGATAGAGATGATACCTGACAAAAAGATAGCTTTAGAAGGGAGAGACCCCGTTAAAATATTCACTGACTATTTACAGCAGACGGGCCCTGAAGGTACTTATAATGAAATAGTAGGAGAAAAAGATGTTCCAGAATTATACAACAGATTAAAAGATACTATGGACAAGATAGCTGACGCCCCCGCTCCTTTCGCCGCTACATTCAACCCTAAGATTAAAAAACTAGGAGCACACGGAATAAGGTATGGATATTATAGAAAAGACGGGACTTATGCTTGGGATAAAGCTCAATACTTTAAGTTCCTGAAAAACTACCTTAAACAATGGGGAGTTAAACTCGAAGACAAGATAAAATATAAGGGAACCGATGGAACCGTAGACTACCTCCCAGGGTTTTACATTAATGAAAAAATGAAAAACGACGTGTTGTACAAAGGTCAGCCTTTCCATTATTCACTTGAAGGACAAGACGACAAACGTGCTGAAGTATATTCTCGAATAGCCAAAACTAAACCTGTGGAAGACAAACCCAAGAAAAAGCCTAAGAAACCTAAAGCTAAGGAAGTTAAGACTGCCCAGGAATTATACAAAAAGTTCCAAGAGAAAGAAAAAGAAGCCAAAGAGGCTCCCGAGAAAGGTTTGAAGCCATTAGGAGAACTAAAAACTCTAGAGGGTAGGAGGAGAAGGTTAGGGTTTGAACGTAAAGAAGAGTTAAGGTTAGCTATGGAAGCACACCAGATGGGTAAGGAAAAATGGGTGGAACACTTTGCTCAGATGGACAAAACACAATTCGACACTTTACACAAGTATGTGAGTCATGACCAAACTCCAGAAGAAAAGTATGAGACTCTTACTCTTAGGATACAGAACTTAGACCAAAAAATATACGATGAGATGTGGACCGAAGTTTTCCAGACCCCCGAAGAATGGAAGAAGTTTACTAAGGACCAATTGCAAGAAATAAACACCGAAATAAAAGACCTTAAGTATTGGTGGCGTAAGTCTAACTATGGTAAAGGGTTGGAGAAAAGATATAAAGAAGCTTTAAAACAGATAATAGGAAACGTGGATTGGAGAAAAATATATAAAAGAGAGAAGCACCTAGAAAAAGCTAGGAACCTAGTATCTTACTATGAAACTGAAGTACAACAACCTATTACTAAGGCTCTTCTCGAAGACCCCGCTCAACTAGATAAGCTGGGAATACATTACGTTCCTGTGTCTCTTATAAAATCTGTGAGTTACCTAGACCAGGTTCCTCTGTCAGAGTTTGAGTTTGAAGATGTAATAAATATGCTAAGACTTGCTAAACGAACGATACAAACCGACATCATGAAGAAGAGTAAATACCAAATGGGTTTACTTAGAGATAGAGAAAAGAACATAAAAGCTTTAACCAAGAATATGCACCTAAACCACACCAACCTTGCCGAGTCGGTTAAAGAGCAGTATAAAAATACTAACAGAGCTATAGTTACTATTGAACCTAAGAACTATCGTTCCAAGCATGAAAAGAATCTTACTAAAACACATGCTGCTTTGTTAGACCCTTACAATATCATGAGAGCTATAGAAGGTATAGATAAAGGATATATGGAAAAGCTCTATAAAGGGATAGACAAAGGACAAGAAGGCGTTTACAAAGACATGTTTGCAGCTGAGGATGCAATAAAGCCAGAGATTGATAAAGTAGGAAGAGAAAAAGTTGCTAAGTGGAGTAATTATTTATCAAGAACTGCTACTATTGTAGACGTAGCTGCTGAACGTATGATGAAAAGAACTCGGAAGGCTCTCAACAAAGGGGAAATTAAAAATGAAAGCCCTAAAGAGTTAGCAAAATTAGAGAAAGAGTTTGAAAAAATAGCTAAAGAAGCTAAAGAAGAGGTTATGAAAAACCCCAAACTCAACGCAGATGCTTACGATATTACTAAACTGTTTAGAGACCCCCTGTCTCCCGAGCCTGGAAAAGTTGTGGAGAAACTAGAACTTTACATGTCAGAGATTATGTCTCTATATCTTATGGGTAGAAGCTGGAAAGGGAAAGAAGTAATTGCCAAGTACGGATTGAGGAGAGAAGATAAACCCGTAGACCGTTTCGTTCTATCCTATGCGGACCAAGGACGTTTGTCCGAATGGTTAAGACAAAACCACCCGGATGTTGTGAAAATAGCGGACAAGATGTTTGACCACGTAAACGAGTATATAAAAGAAAGATTAAATGAAACCTCAATGAGTAGAGAGTTGCAAGAAAAGTTTCTCGAGAAGTTTTATTGGCCCTTAATACACACAGGAATGTACCAAGACATAGAGGATAGCCTTTGGGAAAGGATAACAGGGTTTGGATTAGACGGAATGACCCAGCTTGACAAACATACAAAAGACGGGTTAAACCGGGGTTATATGGGCCAAAAAACTTTGGAACATATGTATTTCACTAAAGAAAGAAAGCCCGAGAAAGGTTCCAAGATGGAAGGGACAGTATTACTCCAAGATGCTTTTAAAAACTTCCACCAATACGTAAAAGACACCGCTGTTTGGGCTAATTTGGTAGAGCCTGTAGATGAAGCTAAATATTTGCTGGACCATCCTCACTTTAAAGATGCTTGTAGAGATGCCGACTTAATGCACCTTTACTATTCTTTTAAGAGTTTCATCGGAGACTTAGAGGGTAATATGCTAAGACCTGTGGACAGCCTGGAAAAGATAGGTAAGTCTGTTATAAGTAGAATACACTCATCAATTCTAGGAGTTAACCTAGGAGTTATGTTAAAGCAACCCCTTTCCCTGTTTATGGCTGCAACGGAGTTTGAACATGAGAAATACCTTTGGAAAAACGTAGCAGTATCTAGGAAGAAAAAGAAATGGGCTCTTAAAATGTTTACTACGTATTCCGCCCAAGGTCGGTTCAGAGACCAAGGAAAAATGCACAGAGAGATGGGGGAGTTAGGAGAGTCTGCTGAGGTGAGGAGGTTCTTCTTGGGACAACTACCCAGAATCTCAGTGTTCACCGAAGGGATAAGGGCTTTTGACAGATTTGCTGTGGGAACTATATGGCTAGGAGTAAGAGACCAAACCATGGTTTTAAGACCAGACCTTGAACCTGATAGTGAAGAATTCTTAAAATACGTATCCGATGTAACTATGGGTATAGTTAACAGAACCCAGCCTACTTATACGGTTCATACCAGAAGCGAACTAAACCGAGCTTCTAACTTGTTTACTAGAGGGCTATACCCATTCTCTACTCAGAGAAATAAAAACTACAATGTTGGGTGGAGAGCTTGGTTTGAATATCAAAGTGAACTTAAAAGGATTTGGGGTACTCCTGATGGGCTTCCTCCTAAAATAGAATGGGACTCTGAAGTCAAAGAATGGAGGAATAAAATTGAAAAAGGAAAGAAACTGTGGGGTACTCCCGATGGAAAACCTTGGGACAAACCTGAACCCGGAACACGGGAAAAAGAAACTTATGATAGGTTAATGGAGCGTTCTCAGAGGTTATACGGAACGTCTTCTGGAGCTCCCCCCGCTCCTCCTCCGGGTAAGCCTCCTAAAGGTTTTAAAGGGACTCCTAAAGAATGGGAGAAGGAGTATAGAAACAAGGTTAAAAGAGTAAGAAAAGCTCGGAAGGAATTTTTAAGAGCTATGTTCCATTGCTTTTTCTCTTTGGGGTTAGGTATGTTCTCAGTAGCGGCTATAATGCGAAGGTTTTATGGGACTCAAGCTCCAGAATGGTCTACTCCCGTAAGGATGGCTGTTCACGTATTAACCACAGCAGTAGGGTCATTTCCCGGAGGACAGGCTCTTGACACTATAGTTGCTATGGTTGAAAGGGAAGGAACCTTTGGTATAGAAATGGTAAGCCCTATGTACTCTGCTCTTAACGAGATTTTAGAAGCCCTGGCAGGAGGAACTATAGCCGTTAGTAGGTGGGGTGAAAAATATGAAGACACTGCTAGGCACGGAGAAGAAAGGTGGAGAACGGAGATGACCCAACTAGTAGAAACATTATTGGGAGTACTCGGACATTTCTCGGGGATACCTATTCATAACATAAATAGGCATTCAAGAGCATTGGTGAAACTAATCACTCCTCATTGGATGGACTTCCCTATAGATAACTTCGGAAGAAACATACACCAGAGACATTACTACGAAGAGATGTGGAATAGTTTAGCAGAAGGAACTGCAGAGGGTAGAGGAAATGCTAAGAGAGCTATGTATATACTAGCGCATTATTATGGATATGGAATCGGACACGACAAAGGAGAAACTCCTCAAGAAACCTACAATAGGGTGTGGAGGGGTATTGAAAGAAGTTACGACGGAAGAAAAGAAGAATTGAAAAAACAGGGGGTGACTAAAGAAGACGTTATTAAACTTTGGAGAGAGGTAGGAGACTGGCCCAGTCCACAAGACCCTAATAGATGGAGACCGAAAGAGTGGACCCGAGGAACTATGCTGAGAGAATTAACTAAGTAAGGAGTGATGAAAAATGGACCTAGATATTTTCGGGGATTTTATTGCCCAAGTGGGTTTTCCAGTCTTCGTAGCTATATTCATGCTATCAAGACTGGAACCCACAATCAAAGAGTTGAATAAGACTATAACCGTACTCATTACTGTGGTAGCCCAACAAAATGGAATCTCAGTAGACCAGGCTGAAAAGATTGTGGGAAAGAAGAACGGGGGGAATTAAAATGGGTATATATAATGGAAGTTATCCCACTAAAAACTTTGGATACCCAAAAGGAACCCAAGGTAGAAATGGGCATAGTATTGTAGGAGTAGGCGTTCATATAAGTGGAGCTAGATGGGCAAGCAACCTTAGTTGGATTCAAAACCCTTCTAGCAATGCTTCCTACAATTGTATTGTGAGAAGGGCCGGGAGCAAAATGTTATTGGTTCCAGAACGTAATGCTGCTTACTCCCACGGTCGTGTTAACAGGCCCTCTTGGCCCTTGTTAAAGTCTGGTGTAAACCCCAATTTATATACCCTATCTATAGCTAGGACGGGGAGTAATCAGAACGAGTGGACCGAAAAACAAATGGACAGTACTGTAGAAGTTATTATGTATTGGAGTGAAAAATATGGGTTCCCGCCTAGGTGGCCTTACGTTTTTGGTCACTTTCACATTGACTCGGTTAACAGAGCTTATTGTCCGGGGGAAGAGTTTTTTGAGGAGCTTTTAAAAAGGTTAGAACGAGAAGAGATTAAGAAGGAGAAAAAGATTATTGAGGAGGATGATGAGGATATGGCTAGAAGAAACTGGGTCCCTATAACCGGGGACTGGGATGGTAGCGGAAAAACAAGAGTAGGTTTCTACAGAAGAGAAGATGCAAAAGTTTTTCTCAACACTTCTAACACTGGGGGGAATGCTGACATTGAATACTATTTAGGTCCTGCTGGTAATGAATTCGACGTTTTAGTCGGGGATTGGGACGGAGACGGGAAAGACGAAGTAGGTCTTTACGACCCTGAAACAGACATGTGGTATTTACGACATGAACATGCCGGGGGCCATGCTGACGAAGAATTCCGGTTTGGAGGAAAAAGACATGGATAAAGGAGGTGAGTCTGTTGGCTAAGTATGACAATTCTGGTAAGAAGAAACCTATCTTCAAAACCGAAGAATTTTGGGAGTCGGTGTTGGTTGTGTTTATCGCTTTGGCCAACCAACTGTGGTCGTTGGGTTTAGAATCTGGAGAGGTTATAGCAATTACTGTGCCTTTTATTCTGTTGATTATTAATGAGATTGTAATCAACAAAGAGGAGGCTAAAAAAAATATTGGGTAGGGGGTTATTCCCCTACCCTTTTTACTAATACTTTCCTGCTTCTTACTCCCCATTCTTGAGCTTGTTGTTTTGAATGGGTAGCTACATCTATATGCCCCGTTCCAACCCTCCCCCCTCTATCGTTTACTATTCTTCTTCCTATCCCCTCAATATATACCACATCTCCGAAACTTAAGTCCGGACCGGCAGCTACTGTATCTCCGGGTATGACTTTGTCTCCCGAAGCTGTGATACTAGGGTCTCCCGAATAATCCCAGCCCGGGATAGCCTCCTCGCATAGAGGAGCATATTTAGTTATTTTATAGTATCCGAGTTCGAGAGTATCTATTAATTTATTTATAGTGTCCTTTAAAGCGTCTAGCTCCTTCTCTAGTTCTTTGTTGTTATCCTCTATATGTTCGACCTTATGTTCGTAATATCTAATTTCTTCTTTTAACTCATCATTTTTACTGTCCAATAAGCTTATCTTTATAACCAACGCAATAAAGATAGCTCCTAATAACAATGCACAAACAACAGGTTCAAGGTGGTGGCTCTTCATAGAGTTATACCTCCTTCTTGTTCCAGGGCTTAAAGTTTATAATCTTTTTAAACAGCGTAGTAACATCTCCGTCAAAACATATAGCCCTGTCATCTACCGTAACTATTGCAGGGGGTTTTTCTCCCGTAACTCTATCCACCACAATATCGTGCTTATCCAAATAACGTTGTATTGCTTCTATCCCCCCTTCTTGGTAGCACCTAGTAGAAACTACCACAACCTTGTAACCCGCTATTCTCAACTCTTCTATCACATCTCTTATGCCGGTAACCGGGGGGTCTGGGATATTTGTTACCCCTTTCCATCCGCTTTCATAAGAGTGAATCACTCCGTCGAAATCGAATATAACTGTAGGTTCCATAACTTATACCTCCTCTTTCATAATGTCTCTTCTAAGTATTTTTGCTGCTTCTAAAAAGGCTTCTCCCAATACCTCAAAAGCAGCTGCTGCTCTTTTCTCGGCAGTTAAATAGGTAATACGAACCGGATTATCTTCGGTCTCCACGTCTTTCTTCTCAGGAATTTTCCCATTGCTTCTGGGAGGAATCTCTTTCCTTTTTTTCTTTTCTGTTACTGCTGCTTGCATAGAAGAAGCACTTAAACCTAATTCTGCTGCTGCAGTGCTTATCGCCTCATTGTCACTAGAGGACCTTTCTCGGTGCCTTAGAAATGCGTTTACTCTTCT